GTCGTCGCAATCTGTGCGCAGTCTCGCGCGAGCAATCGCTATGTTTAGATAAAAGTAAAACCCGCATTAAGCGGGCTTTACTTCAACACGATTTTCTTAGATTTCCTCTTCAGCCTTAAAGCGGGCTTCGATTGCATGGAGTTCTCGACGGCGGGCTAACTCGGGATTAGTTCCCTTAGAACCCCATTTTACCCCTGCAATCAGGCGGTTTTCCCGGTTGTAATGAACAATCTTGATTTCTTGGGTAAACTTATCGGAAAACCATTTACCATGCATCATTGAGCTCCTTGGCGGATAACGGCGAAATCTGAACAGGCGAGGTAGGCGTCTATGGCATCTACATCATTATTTACGAGCTGGATAATGCAGTCATCCCGAACTTGTTCAACGGGTTCGGCATGAATGGTAGTGGCGCTAAACAGGGCAAGCAGTAATAGGGTAATGCGCATCTCAATCTCCATTAAGTAATATCAACAATACGGCTATAGTATATTGCATTTAAATCAATATGGAAAGGGATATTTTATGAGTTTCACACTTGAACAGTTTAAGCGCATGTTTCCTTATGCAAAAATGTCAAACATTGACAAGTATTACGAGCCATTGAAGGCCAATATGGCTTTGTTTGGGATTACTACGGATGAAGCCGTGGCGGCTTTCTTGGCACAGCTTGCCCATGAATCAGGTAGTTTGAATTATGTGAAAGAACTGGCTTCCGGCGCTGCCTATGATACTGGCAGGCTGGCTGTGCAGTTGGGCAATACCCCCGAAGCCGACGGGGATGGCCAACGTTATAAAGGCCGTGGCCTGATACAGATTACCGGGCTGAACAATTACAAACGGGTCGCTGAAGCCTTGGGCATTGATTGCGTCAATCATCCCGAACTCTTGGAAGACCCGCAATACGCCACAGCTTCTGCCTGTTGGTATTGGTCACAGGCCGGATTGAACAAGTATTGCAATCCCTGTACAGATGAAAACTTCAAAATCATCACGAAGAAGATTAACGGCGGTTATAACGGCTTGGCCGACAGGCAGGCGCATTGGAAGCGCTGTAAGGATGTTTTGAATGTAAAATGATTGTAAAGCATATTGCATTTAAATCAATATGGCGTATAATGGCGACTGTGAAAAGAACTTATACAGTAAAGGAAACATCATGAATGCCAAACAAGCTTTAGCCATCCGCTTTCTCTGCCTGCAGCAAGGTTATCAAATGGAAGCCAAGAAGAATGACGGAAATTTGGAATTAGCTGCCCGCAATCTGACGATTGTTCAGATTGACCATGACCAGCGCAATGCCGTTTCCCCGAATGAACTCGCTACCCTTGCAGGACGCCTGATGTTCTACTTTGGGATTTACCACCATCAATACCAGCAAGCCCTGATTGAAGGTTGGTTGAAAAACGATAAAGACCGCGAAGAAGCCAAGAATGCCGCGTTTAACAGCGAAGCCAACCTTTATCGGATGTATGCCGACACTTGGATAAGCGCTTGTTGCTAATCGCCTGAAGAAATAAGCCCGCTCAATGCGGGCTTTTCTGTTACTGGTAATCCGGCAGTTTATCGTTTTGCCAGTTCAAGTATACCAAATCGGCATAAATGATAGTAATGCTTCTTCGGGTATCCCTTCGTCTAGGCTCGGATTGCTCCAAGACCAGTTGGGCTTCCAAGTATTCAAGAATCTTGCGTTGAGCTTCTATCAGGGCTTCCAGTTTGATTTTGCGCATAGCTAATCCTTTCAGGTAATACCCCATATGCTATCATAGGCCTGATAAATAACGCTAGGGGGTTATCATGAAGGTTAAAGGACATTCGCATTTAAGGAAAGACGGGGCGTATTGCTACGATACCAACGACAGCGCCTATCAAACCGCCTTGCGCTTACTGGATAAGCAGCGCAAACAAGCAGAATTGGAAAATACCGTGGCCAGCCTAAGCGAACAGGTAGCGGCATTGCAGGCCACGCTCAACAAATTACTGGAGAAAGCATGATTGCCACTAGAAGGGATTTCAAACGCTGGTGCTTAACAGCATTGGGCGCTCCCGTTATCCAAATCAACGTTGCCGACGAGCAGGTCGAAGACAGGATTGACGAAGCCCTGCAGCACTATTTCGACTTCCATCAAAACGGGGTATCTCGGATTTTCGTCAAGCATAAGGTAACACAGAAAATCCTTGATAACGGCTATTTGGTATTACCGGATGAAGTTGAGCAGGTTGTCAGAATCCTGCCAGTTGGCAGCAATCTGAACAGCCTTAACAACCTGCAATATACGGCCTATCTTTCAGACATGATTACGCAGGTCTACAGTGCTACCGGTGGCGGGCTGCAATCCTATGTGCGTTCGCAATCCTATCTGAACTTGATGAATGATATATTGACGGCCACGCCCAGTATCGAGTTCACCAAGCATGGCAACAAGCTTATCCTGCAGGGCAAACAGCAGTGGAATGTTGGCGACTTTATCCTGCTGGAAGTCTTTGTCAGAAATGACCCGGTTAATTACCCGGAAACGTGGAATGATTACTGGCTGAAACGCTATGCCACAGCCCTGATTAAGAAGCAATGGGCGAATAACCTGATTAAGTATAACGGGGCGCAGTTGCCTTCCGGCATTACCATCAACGGCGATACCATCCTGCAGGAAGCCAACAGGGATATTGAGGAGCTCGAGAGAGAATTGCGGGATACTTGGGAAGTGCCTGTACTTGGCGAAATGGCTTAGGCGGGGTATAATCCGGAAACTTTCAACCCCTATTTGGAAATCCCTATCATGGACGATACTGTACGAATCATCTTGGAAAATGCTGCCAAAGAAGGCACAGAGCGCTTGCTTGAAGCCATTGCTGACAATGATGTTATTCCTCATTTTCGCGAATTATGGCTAACCGCTTTGAATGCAGATTGGATAATCGAAGACGATTACTAAAAAAGAAGCCCGCATTAAGCGGGCTTTGTTATTCTTGGCTTAACCGTTAAAGGCAGACATCCATGATGCGCGGTAGTCGTAGAGCAGTTGGTCTTCTTCTTTAAACATTTGTTCGCGGAACTGCGCTTTTTCTTCAACGGTAGTATAAAGTCCTTTGGCTGCGCATTCTATGTAAAACCGCTGATGAATCCCGAAATAGTAACTCAAGCGTCCTGCTCGGCGGGCTTCGGCTTGCGGGGTCATTTCCCGTTCTTCCATTACCAACGCTTTCAGGTTATCCAAGGATGTTTCCAAATCGGCATTTTGGTTCAAAGCGGCTTCTTCGCTGTAACCCCGTTGGATGTTCATATGAAGCAGGGCAACATCTTTTTCATTTAGTTGGCGCATTTTCTGTTTCCTTTCTGTTTTCTGTTGTTATCTACTACGGTTGCCATTATACGCTATATTGATTTAAATGCAATATAGAATATTGTAAAGGCATGGTAAAACCTAATTTAATCTTTACGTTTTTTACAATTCGGATATTGATTTAAATTTAATATCCCGTATAATGGCTTCCCGTAATAGTTAATAACAAATGCAAAGGACGCCATCATGCTGTTACAAGCCGAAGAAATCAATGAAGTCATGCAAGACGCCACGACCTTTGAGATGTACGCGCAATTGATTCCCGCCATTCTGGAAGCAGCGCGATACCAAGGGGAAACGTCGCTCTTGTATGAAGTAAAGACCCCCGAAATCCAACGCATCGTCGCTATCCTACAGGATATGGGTTATACCGTATCCCAATCCAGCGGTAGCGAGATTGTTATCGATTGGAAAAATCCCATCATCCATCACTAAAAGGAAAGATTATGCTTAACCTGATTTACTTTACCGCCGACGGGCGCTTTAACCAAGAAGCCTGCGCAGTCATCAACGACCTTGCCCGCCAAGGCAAGCTGAAAGACAACTTTATGACGGATACGCTGTTCAAAGATGTAGAGATTTCTACCTACGAAGAAACAGATGACGAAGCCGTCGTATCTATCGGGGGTCGCGAGTATGCCCGGGATACCCTGCGCTGCTTGGATGATGAAATGCGCGATATTATCGGCCTGAAGAAGGATGCCGATTGGAACACCTTTGCCAAAGAGTTCCAGCGCCGCTATCAAGACCCGTATGCAAACAACCCGTTCTATAAGATGTGTAAATCCTCCGCCCCTGTATTCTTCACTACAGATGCGGGCGGTATCTACTGCCGAACCGACGAACATACGGTTTGCCTGTTTGAAAGCGGGGATAGTTGGAAATTTGCCGAATGCAATAGCGTAGATGACGACCCTAATGGGAGTATCGCTATGATGCCGACCCGCGTTGCCTTGGATTTCCTGCTGCAGAAACGCAAAATCAACGGCCATCCGTCAGCCAAGTTTCTCGCCATTGCCTTCAACATGATTCAAAAAGGCCTGATTAAGCGCGTTATCATTGATGACGAAGAAACGGAAATCCGAACAGTTTCCCTTGATAACAAGCTCTTTACCAATGCGCCGTATGAAGTCAACGGGATTTGGTTCAAAGCCGATTTTGTTGACGTCAACATGGATTTTCGGATGGAACTGCTTCCTGAAGATGCCAAGAAGGTTAAAGCTGAGTTCAAACGTCAGAAATTATGGCTGCGCCAATCCAACTTTGATGATGCGGTATTGCTGTTCACTGGGGATAACTCGGGGATTGATTTGACAGGTATCAGTGATGAAGGCGTTCATTATTCTGAATGCTGGAATCATAGAAGAAGCGATACTTGGCGAAAAGTTAAGCTTGAAGATGTATTGCCCGATTGATTGTTGAAGGCATGCGAAAGCTGGCGCGAAAACGCCAGCTTTTTTGCTTGTTCAACACCTAGAGGTAGGCTAGGGTATTACCCTAGGGCTTCATCGCAATCTGTGGCGATTGTGAAGCGACTGTGGCCTATGTTTGTAGATAACAGAAAAGCCCCATTAAGGGGCTTTCGCTTTATGCCTTTCGCATGCCTAGGCAATCAGTATCCATTCGGGATTATCGCATACTTCCCAATCCCGGCGAAACTCGCCGATTTCTAGGCTTCCGTCTTTGGCAGATTTGATACAGATTCCATCATGGGGCGTGGCCATCAACACAGTTGCCTGTGTACGGTAGTGCTTGTATTTGGCTGGCCATCTGTAACTATGGGTATAGCGCCTTAAATCCTGCCAAGCAATCAAATCGCCGTTCTCGGCATAGCGCATAGAACATGCAATCATGTTGTTGTTCTTGCAGTTAATGCGCATCCCGTAGCCGTTGGCAATCCATGCGGTGACTATCCCGTCTTTAACGCTGAAGCACAATAGTGGATAATCGGCAATCCGGTTGAGTTCTTTCAGATGATAGTTGTCTCTGAAGCCGATAATATCCTTATCACTTGGGCTATCCGATACCATCAAGCGGTTGTTGTATTGGCGCTTGTTGATTTCATAGGGATATTGCCAGTCGCCCTCTTCACGGTAGCGGGCTTTGTATTGTGGATTCTTGATAGTCGAACCGTCGCGCAATAACAGCACGGCATTATCAAGCTGCAGGATAGTCGTGATGATATTCGCGGCTTCAATAATGCTTAACCGCTTGCCGGGGTCATTGGGTTGCTTTTTGTGTTTCATGTTTCCACCTGTTTGTAAACTTGGCCATCTTGCGGGCAATCCTATCAGGGGTTGTTGGCAAGTCATGGCGGTCGTCTTGGATAATGTAGATGTGGTCAAAGTAAACCCGCTTGGCAGGTTTAGCCCCGTCGCGCATCCCAAATACCTGCCCGCCGTAATCGCATAAGAGATACCGCTGGCCGTCGTCGGGGATAGTGGCCAAGCAATCCCTGAAGGTTTGGCCTACTACATGCCATTCATGCGGGCATTGCTTAATCTGATTGTCTTGGTAGATGAGTATCATTATGCAATATCCCGCCATAGTATAGACGGATTAACAACAGCCACAGGGATTCGCTGGTTCTGCTTCAGAATCTGCCGATAGCCTGTATAACTGATAATAGGCGCAAATGCCTTCTCGTCATAATCATTCATAAAGCTGCCAAACAGGCGGATAGGACGGGTATCAATACAAAAGGCCATATCACTGCAACGCAGAAATGTCGCACCGCTTTCAATATGAACGGCGAACCGCAGGTGGTTGCCATTAAACCACCCTTCTTGCACAGGAGTAGTGGTAAATTCCCATGCGTCGGTATCAAGGGGTAATGGCGCTTCCATACGACGCCATCCGTCTTCATCCAAGGCAACTTTGTTCCAATCAGAGAACAAGATAACTTCCATGCCGTAGTAATAAGCAAAGCGGATATGCCCAAGGCGGTTCTGATAATCCTGCCAAGCATTTTTGAATACTTCGTAGTCGCGAGGATTATCGAATCTTACAATATGTTCGGGGCTGATATACCACCCATCTTTGACAACATTCAAACGGGGGCTGAAGTAATCCTCCCCGTTCTTCCAATAACCGTTGAACACAGGGTCGGTATGCGCATACTCGAACTCGGCAAGGCGGAAAGCCCTGCCTTCATTTGTAATAACGCTGCCTTGCAGGGTAGGCGCGATAGTCATCAACACGCCAGCCCCGTCAAGGCTAAATCTGGTAATTAAATTATCATCTGTAGTTTTTACATCATAAGGAAAAGTAATCATACTTCCTCCTTCAGCATAGTCGCTAGGCGTTTACACATTTCAATAAAGATGGGACGCTGTTCTTCAGGCATCCCTTGAACATGGGAGTAGCGCATTACTTTGGCTTTGTTATCCCAAATCAGGCGGGCTTTATCGACACCCGGCACGAAGAAGCGGTTAGGGTATTTTCTCCATTGGTTGAGTTCACATTTGGCTACCAAATCCAAAACGCATTGCGGGATGAACTGGCTTTCATAGTCAACCTTGTACTGCTTGGCTTCTTCACGCTCAATAGCGGCTTCGGTCTTTTTAATCTCAGCTTGCAATCTGCGCAGTTTACTTTCCTGCTTTTCCCAGCGCTTGAAAGTAGCAGCACCGTTGCGCTTGTCATTTAGCGGCTGTCCGTTGGCAGATTTCACGTCATCGGCATGTTCTGTGAAAGCGGCATCAAATGCAGCCTGCTTCTTGGCAAGGCTATTCTTCAGGATTTCCAAACGGGTCATTTCATTATCCCTTTCAAATTATCACATGGCTATTATAGCAGATATTGCATTTAAATCAATAATTGATTTTTACAAATATGGGCAAGCCATAAATAAACTATAGCAATTCAATCATTATCGGAGTTTCACTATGGCAGCAAATCTTGGATTAGACAACTTTCTCGCCAATATGCAGGGCGGTGGCCTGCGCCCCAACCTGTTCAAAGTCATCTTGGCCTTCCCGGCTCAGGTAGCCAACCAACAGGCAGCCTTCAAACTGCAGTTTACCGCCAAGGCCACTTCTATCCCGGCTTCCAATTTGGGCGTGGCCATTGCGCCGTATATGGGGCGCGAAGCCAAGTTCGCAGGCGACCGTACTTTTGACGACTGGAACATCACTGTATTGCTCGACACCGACATGGTGTCCCGTGATGCGTTTACCGCTTGGTCAGATGCAATGAACGGCCACGTGGATAACGTCGCCTTGGCCGGATGGGGCAACCCTTCTAGCTATATGGGCAGCGGTGAAGTACATTTGTTGAACCGCGAAGGCGAAACCGTGAAGGTGTATAACATTAAAGGCACTTTCCCGACAGTCGTGGGCGAAATCAACTTGGATTGGGCTACCAATAACGCCATTGCCGAGTTTCCGGTAACTATGGCCGTAAACTGGTTTGAAGCGGTAACTGGCAGCAATAACGCTTAATCTGGTTTGAACAAGAAAGCCTGTTGGAAATCCCAACAGGCTTTTTATTATGCTTCCAGCAAATCCAATACTTCTTCAGTATAGGCATAGCGCCATTGGTCTTCGTCGTCGCAATGCGCAGTATGATAGGCAACGCCGGGCTGGAATATGCCGCTGTCATCTCTCAAGCATACTGCCAGTTCGGGTTGGATGAACAGCATTAAGATGTTTAACGATTGCGTGCCAATCATCAAACGCGGGTAAAGCTTTCTATGCAATTGGCGCAGGGCTATTCTGTCGACAGCATCTGATAATCCAACAACATCATACTGGCTGTCATCATTGCAAAGCAGATGCTTGTTATAGCCACGGCCTGCAATCTTGATTACCGGATAGGCTTCAAACGGGTTGGATTCGTCATATGGATGAATCAGTTCGCCGTTTTCCAATATCAGCTTGCCTTTAAGCTGGTTGGTTTTAATCAGGTAAATCAAAGCAAACGCTGCCTGTGGGGTATAACTGCCGTCATCATATTGCACATGGGGGCGTAACATATCCAAAGCAAATTCAGCTAATATCGGAAAGAACTCGCGCTCTTCGCTATCATATGATTCGCCAAGCTTGGCTGTACCACACTCTTCAGCCAATACGCAAATGTGTCTGTCATTGGCCGTTACAAACAAGTTGTCGTCAAAATCAATGGCAAATTTAATCATGATATATCCCCTTTAAGCCAATACCCAATCAGTGGCCAGTATATCGGCCTGCATGGGATAAAACGGTTTTTCATTTTCGTTAATCATCATGTCGTTTTCAGTCAGCCGGATAACCCGCTTGCTATCCTTGCGCTTAACGGGCAGGCCGCTCTTCATGGCTCGGATAGCCCAGCCAATGTCTAGGGTAACATCCAGCTTCCACAGTATAGTCTTGGCAATCTCGGTTTCGCAGTTTGCCAGTTTCAACAAGGCTTCTTCACGAGCTCTGGCATAGGCAATGTCGTCGCCCAAGCCGTAATTGATATACAGGTATTCGCCTGAAGCCGATAAGCCTGTACCGGATACTAAGGTGCATTGCATGCCGTGTTCGGTTTTGGTATAGGTTTCGGAAATCATATGGTCATTCAATGTCTGACGCATAACGGGCGTAATCAGCATAATAGTTCTCCATGGGGTTGTTATGGCTGCCATTATAGCGGGGATTTATCCTTGCATAAAACTTTTACGGTTTCTTTACAATACCCCATATTGCATTAAAATCAATATGCGCTATAATGATGCCGTGTTGAAAGTAACCCTGAAAGGAAACATGATGAAAATCGAAATTAGCCACTTGAAAGCCATCTTGAACTGCGCTGGTAAACAGGATACCCGCAATTATTTGAACGGGGTGCATATCAAGGGGGAAACCATGGAAGCCAGTAATGGTCATGTTGCTGCCCGCCTGAAATGCGAAGGTGCAAATTTCCCAGATATTATTATTCCTCGAACCATTGTTGAAATTGCCCATAAAGCCCACGTCGGTGCTGTTGAACTGATTGATAACTTAGATGGAACTTACCGCTTGGGGGATATTCATTTCACGCCCATTGATACGGGTATCTCGGGTTTCCCTGATTTAGACCGAGTTATCCCTGTAGTCAACGGATACGAACCTGTAGAACGTTCTTCAAACCAAGAAGGATATTACGGGATTGATTTTAAAGTGTTGAAACTGGTTATGCAAACCAGTAAACAGATTTACAAGCGCGAAGCCTTCCCGTTTACCAACAGCATGCTCAATATCAACAAAGGAAGCGCCTTGTACTTCCAGCTTGACAACTTAGAGCTTTGGGTAATGCCCTGTCGGATTAAAATGCCTATCCCCAAAAACAAAGCCGCCCAACCGCTCTTGTACAAAGAAAAGGAATAACCATGATTGATTTGCAGATGGGCTACAGCCCGCAAAACCTGCGCAATATCCGCCAGCAATACAATTTGACTCAAAAAGAAGTTGCCAAGATTGTTGGGGTATCCAGTTGGAACAGCGTGTCAAGATGGGAAACGGATGTTACCAGTACCAACCATTCAACCATGCCATATATCCGCTGGATGGCCTTGCTCGAGTATCTGAACAAGCAATGAAAAGACAGCCCGCATTAAGCGGGCTTTTACATATTCTTTACAATAACAATATTGCATTTAAATCAATATAGCGTATAATAAGAACCGTAGTAAGGCAGTACCAAATAACAAAACAGAAAGGAAACAGAAAATGAACTACAACGCAATCATGTCTCCCCGCGCCATCAAATCCATGCTGCGCAACGAACATGTTTTTACCGCCCACTTTCTGCCACGTATTATTGATGCCATTATTGACTCGGATACCAAATTCATGATATACAGCGACGAAATAAGCGAAATCTTTAAACATTACGGGATGCAAGAAGTTGATGCCCTAATGCAGCGCATCGAAGATTCGGGATATTGGGGAAAAGCAACTATCGATATGTGGGGGAATTGGGAAATCAAATTAAGCAATCCCTACCATGAACAAGGTTTGAAACAGCCTGTAGGACATAAAAACATCTTATCGCCCGCCCAAATCGAAAACCTGCTGAACGGAGATGCTTACTGGTTTTACGCCCACCTCTTGCATCGTATCATTGAAGTAATGGATAACGGGGATAAAGATTTCTTGATGAACCCTATCGAAGTTGAAGATGCCTTTGCTTGCTATACTGAAGAAGAGCTTGATGGATGCTTAAACCAGTTGGAAGAAAGCGGTTTCAATGCCGAACGGGTTGATAATAAAATCCGCATTAGCTGGAGTAATCGTTAATCGCTGTTGAAGCCGATAAAGAAAACCCCTTGGATTTCTCCAAGGGGTTTTAGTGTCCGCAAAGGTAGCGAAATTACAGGCCAACAACGGCGGCTTTGCGGTAGTAGATGTTGCTGTTTTTGCCCAAAACCTGAGCGTTGGTAGTGGTAAAGGGGTTCTCTACCAAACCGTAGCGGGTTTTGAAACCGATAGCAGGGGCAAAGGTTACGGTATCGGATACGCGGGCAATTTGCAGCGGAACGTAGGGGCAGTAGAACAGGCCGGCGTCAACCACTTCAGCGCCTTTATAGCCTACTACATAACCGTCATGTGCCAGCATCGGGTCAATGTAAACGCGGTAGCGACCCATGTTGCCGCAATAGGTAGTGCCAGTCACGTCTACTTCCAAGTTCTGATTCATGGCTTGGATGGCGGGAGCGAAATCCAGCAAGCCTGCAATCTGCAGGGCAGATGCAACGTTGGCGGAAGTAATCAGGATATTGCCTTTACCGCGACGGGTTTCTAAGGCAATGGCGTTGGCATCTCGTTCGATTGCATACAGCAAGCCTTTAAAGCGTTCAGCGCTCCAGCGGCCATCACTGTCGGTAGTGATGTTGAACGTGCCTTTGGTAGTGGCAAACTGCGCACCCGGTTTGGCGATTTGGTAGATGCTGCGCACTACTTCTTGGTTCTGTTCGAGCATCAGCTCAGTAGCCAAGATGTTGGCCAGTTCAACCTCGGCATCCATACCATGCACGTTTTTCCAGTCTTGGGCGATTTCCAAGCTGTAGTCGGCACGGAGTTGGCGGGTTTTCGCAGTTACTTGAACTTTCTCAATGGTGGCTGACATGGATTTCCATGCAGCGGTTTCACCAGTGGCAGTATCCATACCGGTGCCAGTTACTACGTCAGCGCTCGGGCTGCCGGTGTAGCTGCCTTCCAAGAAGGGGCTGGCATCGTCTTTTTGAGTGCCCGCACCGCCGTGTCCGGTGTCTACCTTGTTGTACAAGGCTTCAGCACCGTTCTTATCGGTATAGCGGGCACGCATTGCGAATACCAAACCAGTCGGCATCTGCATGGCTTGTACGCCGCAAATATCGTAAGCAATCAGGCGGGGTGCGAAACGGCGAACCATGCTTACCAGCACGGGGTCGTAGTTTGCAATGTTGGCGGTAGTGGTAGTGGCAGCTTCGTTCAGTTGCATCTGCTGCGCATTGTCGCGCTGCTGGTTTTCCAGCAAGACGGCAGTGGTAACGCGACGGGTTTCGTCGGCAATTGCCACGCCTTCATTGAGCACGTCGCCCCATTTTTCGAGCAGGGCTTTTTCTTGTAAAGTAGCCATATGGTCTAACTCCGTATCAAAAATTAACGAAAGGTTGCTTTAAAGTTATTTATAGGAAATCGATTTATGCGCCGCGCATGTATTGCAAATATTTGCCCATGTTGCTCTGTTGAGCTTCGGGTTTAACATCTTCATTCAGTTGCTGCGGTGCTGCAGGTTGTTCGGCAGGCTTGGCCACTACGATACCGATTACAGACTCAACCAATGCTTTGTAGTCGCCTTGGTAGGCATCATGCGGCTGCATCAAGGTAGCCACGCGCTCTTTCTGAATATCGGTTAGGCCGTTAGTGCATTCGGCCAATACCTGCGCATGTTGCAAATCGCGCAATTGCTTGGCCAAGAGCTGATTTTCTTCAACCAAGGCTTTGTTGGTTTCTTCCTGCTCTTTAACGCGCTCATCGGATTCGCCGAGCAAATCGGTAGATGCAAAGGCAGCTTTAACCTGCTCGGTCAAGGCCAGCATGCGCTCGTACTCGTCGGTCTGCACAAGGCGCTCTTGGTTTTCGGCCAAGAAGCGGGCAGCGGTGGCATCGGCAAACTCTGCGACTTCTTCAAACAGGGCTTGCTTTTGCTGCTCAACGCTTTCCTGCAGTTGTTCGTAAACAACGCGCTGGCTTTCTTTTAACTCTTCTTCACGTTTAGCAAAAGCTTCAGTGGCTGCTGCAGTAGCATCCGCTTCAGTTTTTGCTTTCACGTCTTCCATGGCGGATTCGACAATATCAATCAGGGGCTGTACTTCTTCAGCGCCAAGATTGACGGTCTTACCCCACTCAATCATGCTGTCTTTCAGTGACATACTTTTTCTCCAATCAAACGAACCAAATCTTCAAATAGGGCAAGGGACTGTTGATTGCTGAACCCTGCTTTATATTGTTTATTTATGGTATCTTTCATCGCATCGGTCGCTTCTACCAGCACGCCGTTTTGGTAAACCCATTCGCGAGATTCCATTAAGGCGGTAACAAAGGCATCCGGGGCAGACGGTTCTAATACCACATCGGCTGCCGAAATCAGGCGGAAATCCTTTTGCACAATATCCGTGCCAGTATGGTCTTTTCTAACCGAACCCAAGGCACGGCTGGATACGCCTAATTGAACTCCATCACGGAGTAGGCCTGCCACGATTGCGCCCATTGGGGTGTGCTGCAATACCTTGGCTTTGCCGATATAGTTGTCGCCGGATTCTTTCAGGCTGACAATCTTGATACAGGCACGCTCGGGATTTAATGTGGGGTCTTTCGGATGATTAAGTTCGCCCAAGGCACGGTTGTTATCGACAACCTCCTTGATATAGCGTTCTACTTCACCCCTAACGGTTTCCTTGGGATAGATGCGCCCGTTGATGTTGCGAATGTTCGTCTGCATGAAGATGCCTTCAATATGCAGAGATTTGCCTTCGGCTTCCTCTAGCACATTGAAGGTGTCGCTCAATGCGGTTTCAACTAATAGCTTCATGGTATCAAGCCTTCAAAAGTCATTTACATAATTTATTTATGGTATAAGCATTTTGATGTAATATGGGGTGAAAGTAATATAGACAAAATTAAACCCCATGGGATTTGCCCACGGGGTTTCTTGGTGCGTGTGTTTGTTATTCAGTAGGGGTATTGATGTTTGCGCCGCTCGGTTCAAACTTCACGCCGCTTTCAAAATCGCATTCGAGCAGCTTGAAGGCATCATCATTGCCATAGCTCAATTTCAGCTTGGTCGTGCCACCGCCCAGTTTCTGAATGCGTGTGCGGATGAAGGATTTAACCGTATTCAAGTCGCCTGATTGAGTACCAGCCACCCCGGCAATGGTCACGGCTGCATGATATTTGCCGTCAGGTGCTTTGCCGATTTTCACAATATCACGTGAACGACTGTTGCCTACCAAGTAACCCGCATCGCCTGCCAGCGGTTGATTAAACCAGTAATTGTTGCTGTAATCGGTAGCTTCATTCAGATGCTTGGCATCGATTGGCAGCTCTGGCACGGCAATGTTGGCAGTGCTAGTCGTTACATCCTCAGACAAACCAAAGGCCTTGCGGAAACGGCGGGCTTTGCGTGATTTACGGGCTACGCGGATTTTCAGGGCTGCGCCTTGGCTGCGCTTGCTGATAACCATTTTGCGCTTGGCCACGCGCTGCTTGGCGAGTTCAGTACCACCAATCTTCACGCAGGTAGTTCCGTTCCATTTGAAGCCTTTGCGGCATTGCATCTTGATTCGTTTCTTGCCTTGGGCATTGACTTTGATACGGCGCTTCACTTCGTTGAGCTCGTAATCGTCTTCCATTTCTAAGCCGTAAACAACGTCTTCTTCATTGAGGTAAACGATTACCACATACTCAAAGCCAACATCATCTTCAATGTCTTCGATATCGACATCTGATTCGACAGTCGCGCCTTCGGCTTTTTCGTAAACCAGTACGTCATAGCTGTACACGGCATCGGTAGCATCCAAGTAATCGCAGAAATCGAAGACTTGGTCTTTCTTGCGGAATGAAATATCAAACACGCCGTCTTCATACTCGCCGTCACCGCCAAACTGGCGGGCTACGTTGATGATTTCAATCACGGCATTGGCTTCAGATTGGTCAACGGCTTCTTCGTTGATTTTCTGCGCCAGCACGTTGTTGAAGTGGTCAAGCAGGGCAGCTTCGGCCTTTTCCCTCTCGGGATTTTCATTGCCGAGATATTCGATTGCTTCAAGTAGTTTCATCGTGGTCTCCAAAGAAAACAGGTTCATCTTGATTATTTATGCCGCGCCCCTTTTCATCTTCGACTTCGCCCAACAGGGTTTCAATTTCATCGTCAGTCATGTGCATGATATTGGATAATGCCCAGCGCTGGCTAAACATCTCGCCAATCATGCTTGATACGCTGTTCAATGTACCGATACGGGCTTCAAGGATTTCTGTTTTCTTCATTTCGACAAAGTTATTGTCTTCGGCATAAATCCATTGGATGTCGCGCTTGATGCCCGGCCAGTCTTCCATGCTGATAACCTTGCGCAATACCAGTTCAGTTTTCAACACATCTTCGACAACAAGGATAAAGCGGGCACGCAATGCCTGAATGAATTTCTGGAAGCGGTATTCGTCCCTTGTGATTTCGGTAATGCGTCCTGTGCTGAATACGGATTGTTCGGCTTGGAAGCGGCTGCGAGGGATATTCAGGCTGCGATAGAAAACATCGCGGCAATACTCAACATCTTCAATCACGCCTGTGTTTTGTCCGCCGGGTAATGTTGATACCTCGGTGCTCCGGCCATTGCTTCTACGGGGCAGCCAAATATCTTCAAGCATGGAATTGATATTGCGCTTGTCGATAGTATCGCCAGTCTTGGTGTCATATACCATCTTGTTCTTGAACTTGTTAATCAAGTCCTGCATGTACTTCTCGGCACGGCTTCTTGGAAGGTCGGCAATATCAATGTAAAACACACGGCGCTCGGGAGCTCTGACTACCCGGTAAATCACCATGGCGCTTTCCATCATCTTCATATTGTTATAAGGCACAATGGCCTTGTGAAGATGGCCTATAATGTAGTTGCCGTCATCTGATACCAAACCGCTGTCAGAGTAGGCAATCGCTTCTTCTTGGAAAATGGCAGCCTTGCGCTCTTTCTGCCATTGCATCGTGGTCAAAGTTTGGAAGTCTTTGCCCCATAATTGCGGCTTTTGACTGTTGGGCACATAGACATACTTGATTTCTTCCTTACCCAAATCAACAAAACCGTCGTTAGTCACCTTCGTGCCGCGCAATCGGCGGATATTAAGCGGGTCAATCTGCTGCAGTTTGATAATCTTCGTCTTGTCTTCGGATACCACCTTGTGCAAGAACAAGCGGCTGTCTACATACCACGAACGGAATAGGTTTTTACCAGTACCGTCGAAATCGAAGAGGTCGTGGTAAACGTAATGGAAGGCTTCCTTAATCTTATCTTGCAGGGAAGCGGTAAGTTTGGAATTATCATGAAACTGTATCGACATGGCCATTTCCGCGCCGTCGACGTTGAAGGTTTCGTTGATGATTTCCTGCACGGCCTCGGATACTTCTGCAGATAGCGCAATGCTGCGATAGCGGGCAATCGCATCCGCTTCAGTCTGTGGCAGGTTGGCAATATCGTGGCGGATGATGTTGAAGTCGACAATGTTTTGCGACCCTATATCATCATAACTCGCCGTGCCGTCTGGCATGGTATCGACAGTAATCGCGGTATCGCGTTCGATAGGGTCAACCGGATTGCCGAATAATTTGGTAAACCAAGACATAGTAACAATATCCTATGGGGTATTCATGCCACTATTTACACGGTGGCAAAGATGAATGATTCGCCTAGACGGCGGAGCGTGCTGTCAACTGCCCTTGTGGCAATGGCAGGCTGCTCGCCTTTACCGCCGTTATGGCCTGAACCACCTTCAATCTGTTTTTGCGGGGCGGTAGTCGGGGCAGGCACAATGACGGGCTTGGGATTGGCCTGCTGTTGCTGTACTGCTTTCTCGGTAGCCGTTTCCTGTTTGGCGCTTTCTGTCAATGTCGGCGTCATTGGATTGGCTGCAGGCTCGGCAGTCATTGTGGATACCGGGGCAGGCTTCATGTTTTCTTGCGGTGCTTGTGCCGCTTCAGGCCGGATAGTCGGCTCTGCAGACATTTCCCTTTGCAGGGCAGGCGATATGGCAGGCTTACCGTCTAATGTGGGTATAGCGGCAGTCTGCTTGATGGCATCGTCTAATTTCCTTTGGGCATCCTGCTTGATGGTAGGCGCAGGATTAAGGCCTTTCGCTTCTTCAGGATGCAGCCAGTCGTAAATCTTCGTGCCAAGGCTGGCGTCCTTGTCGCCTGTTAGTGATTGCACGCCTTTGTCGGTCAAGTTGCTAATCCAGTTTGAAGCATCTTCGCCACGGGCAGCCTTGTAGGCAGCGTAAAGGCCTGTACCGCCAAACACCAAAGCGGCAGTACCTGCAGCAATCGGAGCAGCTCCTAGGCTGCCTATTGCACCCACGGCATTGCTGCCCATCGTACCCAGCATCGGTAAAGCCCTTGCGCCCATCCCCAATGCGCCACGGCCTAGACCTACCGCCTTTGAACCCAATCCGGTTGCCCCTGCCTTCAATGCGCCTGCGCCTGAAGCCAGTAACGGCAATGCCCTAGCGCCAACAGTCCTCAAGGCCGTGCCTGAAGTACGCAAGCCTGTAGAAGCCAA